AAGTCCATTTAACTACAAAGATATAAAAAATTAAGGGAAACTTTTCATTAACTCGCTTTCAGTAGCAAATAATTCTACTTTAGTATTGTAGTTATTTGATAATTCAAATAAACAATAATGACCCAACACTCCGTGAGATTCTGCGACAGAGTTTTTATTAAACAAAAAGTATTCTGTTTGTGTAGGTATAGCAGTAGTCCAAATAGGTGTAGTGTTTATAACAATATAGTTAAGTCCTGCAGGATAATCTTGTACTATGTTAGTTACAATACCCGCTCCTGTAGCGGACGATGAAAAGTAAATGATATCTCCAATGCTTAAAATGCTTCCTATAGCAATAAGAGGATTTATTGAAAAGTTAATTTGTGCTGTACCAATACCAATAACAACACTTGTACTATTCCCTATTCCATTGACACTCCTTAATGGGTATTCAGGCGCAGACATTGGAGTAGTTCCACTATTCCTTACAAACGCAAACCAAGTTGATTCCTTTTTATCAAACCAATTTTGGTCTATAAATCCTGTATATTGTAAGTCTGTTGTCATTGTTGCGGCCCAAGGAGCATCTCCCACTAAATCCATTGTCTTAAATAATTTATTCTCAAGAGGCAAATCATTTATAACACTTTTAAGTGTTGTTGGAGAAAAAGGGTCTAATGCAGGACTATGTTGGTCACACCATTGCTTGTAAAATGTATTTCTTAAATTGCTTGAACTATGTCTGTATAAATTCCCACCCTTAAAAGAATAGAAATAGTTATTCATTCCTATCATCCAATCAGGATTGTAAGAGTAAAATGAAGGCCACCCTTGAACGGCAGGACTATATGTAAGTGTTTTAAAGCTCATATCTAATTATTTAACAATTACTTGGTGGGCCTAATAACCAATTTCCCGGTGTTACTTGATACCAATGTCTACAAATTATACCGTCAGAATAATATCGCGACATTGCGGGTATTGTCATAGCTTCATTCATGTACATATACGTTGCTGTAGCAAAGGCTGAAGTGTCTAAATAAAAAGTATACTCAGGTTCTCCTTCTTGGCATTCTACACAAGCAGCCGTACAATCTTCTATATCAAAACATAAATTTATTGCTGTACCAAAACAAGAAGTTGGAGGGTCTAATATATATACGTCAGGAAGAGCATATATATGCCAACGTCTACAAATTATACCGTCAGAATAATATCGGGATATTGCGGGTATTGTCATAGCAGCATCCATATATATACCTGTTGCTGTAGCGAAGTCTAAAGAATTTAAATAAAAAGTGTATTCAGGTTCTCCGTCTATACATTCTATACAAGCAGCCATACAATCTTCTATATCAAAACATAAATTTATTGCTGTAATTGTTCTTAAATCCCAAATTAAATATAAAAAACCATCTAAAGTAGTAGGAGTAAAAGTTCCCTGCCATTGGTTTAAAGTGTTTGTAATTGGGGTTATATCTGTAGCAACAGATAAAAGTGATACAATATTTGCGTGACTATTTTGATACCATGTGTTACTTGTATGATATAAAAATCTATTAGGAGGTGCTATAACATCAAAATCATCAAACCCAATTTTATCTGTATATAAATTCATATCTACTCCGGGATATGGAAAACTTCCTTGGCCTTGATATCCTGTCGTAATATTATAATATGATACAAGAGGATTATAATTTGTAGGACTTTCAAAAATAAAAGTAACTTGATTACTTTGTAGTGGCGATGAATATGGTATTGAAGGGTTAGAATAATTGTATTGATTGTGTATAAACATTCCCACATTATCAGCATCAGTAATTACTACTTGAACTAATCTTATTAAATTGGATACTTGACATTGATTATTAATGTCAAAATTAACAATTGAATTTGCTTCAATAATAATAACAACTTGTAATTCAAATACAAAAGGATTATCTACATTATAAGGAATATTATGATTTTGTATTATACTGTCTGTAATTAAACCTGATGTAGTTGTAGTTCCATCATAAATAACATTCACAGTAATTCCACCTTGTATAGAATATGTTTGCAGTAAAATATTTCCGTTTCCTATATATGAATTTAATTTTATGCAATAACTTATTATTTGTTCAGGTTTACCTGTATTGTCTATACTAAATGAATTTATTTGACCACATGCAATACATTCTACAAGACTTGGTATTGCTATATCATTACTTGTCAATACATATTCATTCATGTATGGGTCATAACCACCAAGTTTTTGTGTAGTTTGAGCATCAATAAATTCATCTCTAAACCAAGTCCTCATCCCCAATTCAGATATTACTTGGAGTTGGTCGCTTTGCATTGAATCTCCTTGAATATGAATTACAGCACCTCGCTTTACATCAGTAAAATATCTATCGGCACCCCATTGAACATAACTTTCAGGGTTATGGCTTATTCCATATTTTTCATTTCTTGCTATTTGAGTTCCCAATACTTCAGGAACTGTAGTCAATGCTCTACCCGCCGAAGCATCTGACAATAAGTTCTTTCCTGCTAACACATATGATATCTTATCTTCTTGAAGACATAGCACATCTGTTTCCCTCCCATCTAAAACATATATATATCCAAAAGAAGACTCTAAATATTTATAATTTAAAAGCCCTAAATTAAACTCATTTAACTTATTTAAGTTGGATTCAGTGTTATATACACCACTATATGTTATATCTGAAAATCTATGGGCTTCTCTATAATCTTGAGCAGAAACAGATGTTACTCTTTCTCCAAGATTAAATTCTCTTCCTACTATTGAATCTCTAACCTTATAACTTTCAACTCCATTGCCAAAAGAAAAACAATTAAAGAATCCTGTCTTTACAATTGCAGGTAGCCCTAAAAAAAAGTTTTGATTTTGCACATTTCCATTGTGTTGACCACCTGATATTGTAAAAGATAAATTGTTTTCAAAAAATACATCGGGTAAAGCATCTATTGGAAGTGTTTCAAATATAAAGTCAGGTTCTATTGTAGTTCTTTGCAATGAAAATTTTAATCTTGTATCTGAAATACTAGAACCACATCCTATAGTTCCTGACATCCAAAAAGTTAGTTTATTATCAGCAGGGTCGCGATTAATATATAATTTCATATCATCTGACGAAGAATTAGTAAGTACAAGAGTATTCATTGCAGCATTAGATAAAGTAGAAACACCCTGCCATGATACAGTCATCTGAACATTTTGTATGCTACTAAAAGTTGTCGTAATAGCCGATAGATTTGCTAAGAACCAAGTTTCTAAATTAGTATAACTTTGAAGAGCAGTAAAATAAACATATGTAGTAGCTGCATTAACTTCTCTTTTTCTACAACCTGCAATCACATCTTTTGCTCTAAAAGTATATAACATAAATCCTATTGTCGAACCTACAGGGACAGTAAGGTCCGTGTATGGAGGTGGAACAACAAGTGGATTAGGGTCTGACCAACTAACACTTGTAACAATACTATCAGATGATGAATCATCATAAGTTGAAATAGGACTAACTTCAGTGTTAAAATTACTTGCTTCCAAACGCATATACACTCCTTCAACAGTAAAAGCTCCTGCTACTTGTTTTGCTATTTTTTCCAAAACAGTTGTATATTTACAACTTTGAGTTGGACCACTTGAATCTTTTTTTACAATAAGTCTATCTCCAACTTCAACTTTTTGCATATTTTCACCTTCAAGTAAAAACCAAAAAAACTCTCCATCTTGAACTACAAGGGTTGAGTATATTGTTTGATATCCTTCTTGGTCAGGTTTTATGACAAACTTATATCTCGTTGCCCAATATGGGGCAATCTGTGACACAGGTATAGTAACCTCTATTGAGTTTTGATTTGATGATGATGAGCAAGGGGTATAAACCGCATTTTCAGGGCTTACAAGGGCTGTTGATGAACGCAAAAAATCATCCATATAAACAATTCCTATTTCATATCCTCTATTGCTATGTAAACTTCTTGCATTTCCAAGTTTATTAAATGTAACAACACTACTTATTATACTATAATATTCATACGCATAAGTTAAAGGATTAGCTGTATCTTCATATTGCATTGCAACTAATTGCAAGTCAATATAAGACCCTGTATTACCCCCATCAAATATAGGTTCATTTAAACCATAAACTCCTGAAGCTCTTGCTGCCCATCCACCACCTTGAGTTGAAGGTATGGCACAATTAAAATAATCCGTAAGTGTACCTCCATCACAAGAAGTATCATTTAAAGGATTTGGGTCATATACAGGAAGTATATTTCCAACTGTCCCTACCCATTCTTTAAATTCAGTACTTTGAGATAAAGCAAATGGAGAAGCATAATTTTGAGCAAGAGTAAATGTTAATGAAATAGTTGTATTTCCTGTTTGTGTTGAAGGTGTTCCACTTCCTGTATAAATAGCATGTGTAAATGTTAATTGAATTTGTATTGTAGCTCCTGCTATTAAATTTGATGCATAAGTTGGCAGAGCTAAAGAAGAAAAATCTATTCTTAATTGAGAAAGAGGTACAGTATTAAGAAAATCTATAGTATAAGTAGATTCTAGAAAGCTTGTAGGTAAGGTTTCTGATGCTATTCCTTCTTCAAGTAAATTTGCTTGATATGTAAGTTGTAGTGGTTGTCCGTTAGCAGATACTAAGTCATATCCTTCAATGTAATTTCCATACATTAATCTATTGCCCATAAGCGTTTGAGCTTGAGCAAATCTTGGGACATTATCATACAACCTTAATAATTCAGCTTCAGGTAAAACAGTAAAGATTTTGCTATTGTCAAATGTTAAAGTTTTATATGTATTATTTGCAATACCTAAATCTGCTTTATTTTGTTTCTCAATTATTTTTATTATATTACTCTCCGATTGTTTAAACAACAAATCTATTCCTAAAACAAGAGAGTTTCCTGTATAATACTTTACCTCACAAGCATTGTAGGCATTTATCATTCCCTCATTCAAATATGCCTCAATAGTTAATTGAAACCCATTTGGTGAAAAAGCAATGTCAGACCATTGAGACGTAGCTGAGTATTGACCATCTGCATATAAATATCTATAAGCAAATGATATAAACCTTTCTTCTAAAAAATTCTGTTCTCCCGGAGCAACTAATAGTTTTACAGTTGGAGCTTCTACAGGCGGTCTTTTAATTACAAGCAATGATTCCTCAAGTAGTAATTGACCTCCTCCTCCCGCATCAAGAAGTCCTACAGGTACAGCGTAACTGCTAGTTACATTTATTACCCTTGGGGCATTATAGTTGTCTGTAAAAAATAATAAATCTTGTATTTTATTTATCCCTGTAATTAAATACTCAGGATTAAAATTTAATGTTGTATCTACACCACCGCCATTATTTATGGTAATAACATGATACGTTAAAGATAATGTAGTTGTATTAAATGAAACAATTAAGTCAAGCTTCCCTGTAGCACCTAATGGAAAACTAGGGTCATGCACAAACCAATAAATAGTTTCTATTGATCCATCTTCATATACCCCAATACATCTAGCATCTACACTTAATAATGTATTTTGAAATTTTAAGGTTGTAAGTGAAATATTTCCTTTTGTATTTTCAATAACTCCAAATTCAGAATTTTCTGTCGAACCCATTCTGACATTCATTGCATCAATATACTCGCCATTAGGGACAACTCTCTCATCGAAAGTTTTGTTCATCTTACCTGCAGTAAAATTTCTAGTAAACTTTGGCATATTATTTTAACATTTTATCTAATCCCCTTAAATTCATTAAAAGTCTACCGGGATGAATATTGCTTATTCTTATTTTTGCATTTCTTAACAACGCTTGCTTATCCTTTTTGGCTCTTTGAATAATATACTCTTGAACGCCAAATTTAGAATTTAAAATCTCATATTTTACAAAAGCATAAATATATGCTTCAAATAATTTATTTACGGTAATTAAAGAATTATCACCATTCTCCATTCCATCAGAAACATATTCAAGAATGCATAACCTCTCAGACATTCCCGAGTCAAAATTAATAACTCCTGATTTTTTATCTATTGAAAATGTAGGATTAGCATTTGCCGTTTCTGTATTTAAACCAAATCTTGCACCAATAGCATAATCAAAATACCAATTGCCATCAACATTCCAACCCATTTGACCATTAAATTGGTTTCCTGCATTTAAGTATATTGACTTCTTTGTTCCTGTAATTCTATCATAATCTAGAGTAGAATGTTGAGGAGAAAGGGCATTGCCATTTTGGTCAAATAATATATTTGAAAGATTATCTTGAAGATATGCCAATGATGAAAGAGGTTGAATATTTTCGCTTAATGGTCTTAATAAACCATTTTCATATACAGATATTCTTACCCAATTAACATAGTCAGAAGGTAAGATATATCGTAATTGAGCGGGAACATTTAACTCTAAAATTTTTATTTCTTTAAATGCGTCATAGTTTAATTCTTGAACTGCACGTTTTGCGTGGAACAATATCTTATATCTTTCTTCGTTGTTTACTAAAGAATGATTTCCTGAGTACATTAAAAGAAAGTTTGTTACAATATCAGCTAAACTGACATATTGATACGACCCCCAATTTAAACCTTCGGGATTAGTTCCATTATTCTCATAATATTCATACTGTGATATATATGCCATGTTTTACTATTTATTGTTGCATGCTAAATGATGGTTGTTCATGTTGTTCTTGAGCCATTGCATATTGAACAACTTCCATTTCACGAATTGATATTCCACAATATTGGCATATTTTCATTGCTAATTTATATCCATCTTCAAATGGTAATTCAAAGTCTTGATAATCAGGTTGTGATTGGTTAAAAACAGGCTCACCATTTGCTAAAGAAGTAAATGTCCATTTAGGTTCTTTAGGATATCTAAAGTAAGTTGCTTCAACTTGTAATGGTAAGTTTATAATACTTGATGGATAAAAAGTTATTGAATCACCTTTTTGAGTATATGCAGGATAGTTAACAGATGGTGATGTAATAGGTGACATATTTAATAATGATATCTTTCCTACTGAAACTTTTTCTGCTTCATTTTGAACTGAAACATCAACAATCCTATAAGACTCAGGAGTTAATGTAAATATGTCTGCAGAAAGAGTTAATGTTGAAGTACTTACAGCTGTTACTATAGCCGTTACCATCGGAGCAACTGAAGTATTAGTTACAATATCTCCAACTGAAACTCCTTCTAAAATAAAATCAGCAAATACATCTATTAATTGAAATGGATTAACTCCGGTGTTTACACCACCATAAAGTATTTTAGAATAACACAATACTTTATTTATTGTATACTCTTCATCTCCTGTAGTTATTAAAGACGGAAGATAATATGTATTTGATAAATTAGTAGTTACTGATGTATTTGTTAATGGATTTGTTACCATAAAACTTTCTAATACTTCCATGATAGGCTTACTAATGTCTGCGTAATCAGTGCCTGATGACCTTGCGTTTTCTGATGATATTGTTTTATTATAACTACTAAAATACTCTTCATAAAGTTCCATTTGCGCATTAGCTGCATACAAATTAAAATCAGATGGAGAAATATATCCGTAGTTATTTTTATTTAAAATAGCAATTACCGTATTCCTTACAGAGTTTATCATATTACAAAGATAATAAAAAAAAAGGCACTCTATTAAAGTGCCTCTTTGTTTTTAAATTAATTAATATTACGCTATAGCAATATTTGATACTGCATAAGGTAAATTTTCAACAGTGTATAAAACATTTGTCCACGATGTTGTCAAAGCAGCAACAACTGCAGCTTGAATTGCATCACGCATAGTTTCATCACCTGCTCCTGCTGTAGCATGTGTAATTGTTACAACATCTGTACCTGTAGATGACTTGTAATGAATCCCAACTGTTGTTGTTGAGTCTTGCTCAATTAATACAATACCTGTTGCAGATACTATTTGTACTTGTTGATTTGTTACTGTAATCCCTAAAAATTTTTCCATTGTTTAAAAAGTTTAAATGGTTAATAAAGTACAAATATACTGATTATTTTAGACTTATTTCTAAGAACTTTAAAACCTCAATACCATCATCTGACTTCAAGAATAAAGCAACTGTTTCAAATGGGTCTTCACCAAATGGTATACTCATCATTTTCTTCTTATTGCTCTTTGTGTTGAACCATACTTCTCTTTGACCATTTCTAAATTGCAATAAATTATGAGCAAAAAATAATTGCACGTTTGATTGTAATTTAAGTAAAGGGTCATTAAGTATTTCTAAAAATGATCTAGGTTCTTTTTTAGCATATATTAATACATCTCTACGCAACTCTGCAGTTGATACGTTTGTAACATCTTTTTGAAACATTACTCTACTTACTACTTCAAGTTGCTCAATGCTTAATTGTCTTGCTTCAATTAATGCGTCTACTTCAAAGTTTAAATCTTCAACTTCTTTTGCAGCATCAACTGTTTTGTTTACTTCTACAAAAGCATTTCCATTTAGTGGATGATAATGTAGGAATTGTTGTAATACAGGATTTGTTCGTGGAACAGTTAAAAACCCATCATCAAAGATTATTGGTTCAAGAAGAAAGTTTCCGTCTTGCTCATCTTCGAATGGTGATTTTTGATTTCTTGCATATCGCAAAGGCCTGTTAATGTTTTGTTCTTCATCAAAATAAAGAAGTGGGTATCTAGATGTGTTCCTAGATGGCAACGTAAAAGATATTGGCGTTGCATTGCTTTTTAATTTGTAGGTCTTATCTACTGATGTTGTGTTTGTTTTCATTTTATTTAATTTAAGTTGTTACTAAAAAAATAGAGAGGGACACTGATGTCCCTCTCTTTATTTAATCATTTGTTATTATGCTCCGTAACGGAATAATACAAAGTTATTCGCACCTAAAGTACAAACAGCACGCTCAGATAAGAAGTTAACTTCCATTGCATCTAAGTCACTAGTTTGAGCACCTCCGGCTGAACCTGTAATCCAAGTCTTATATTTTCTATCTTCTGCTTCAGAAGCACGATATCTAACATGTAAGAAAGGTCGCTTTGCATTTTTACCCATAACTTGGTCATACACATTAGTTGAACCTGCAGGAACTAAAAGTCCTGTAATGTTCCCTGATGCAGTTGCACCTGTAGGCATAGAACCACGCATTGTTGGGTCATTTAAGTATTTCCAATCAGTCTTGTAGAAATCATAACCTCTTCGGAATCCTGTAAAGCCTAAGTTTAAAGCCATGTCTTTGTCATTGTCAAATAGACCATAAGAAGTACCACCTGCTCCATAAGAGTTTTGTGCTGCTAACATATCGTCAATGTCAAATCCAAAGTCACGATTAACAAATAGTACGTTTTCTTCAATAGCACCTTGCTTATCTAAACGAGATATAACAGTGTCCCAATCAGAAAGAGTTGTAGGATTACCACCACCCCATACATTTCCACGGTCATTTACTACATAGAAAACACCCTCAGAACCTTTATTACCGGCTGAAGTATATGTTGTTTGTAGTGCAACACCTGAAGCTGCACCCGCAGGAACTGCTTCTACCATTGCTGTTTCAAGATAGTCCTCAAAACGTAAACGAGTTTCATGCTCTGATTTCAAGTACCAAAGGTATCCTGAAGCACCATTCTCAGTAGTTACTTCAACCCAACCAATTTGAGCCATGTCTGAACCATTTACTGCATACTTATCTTTGATGATAATTGGTGAATTTGAGAAAATAGTATCTTCAGCTTCTAAAGAACCTGTCATTCCATTTGTTCCTTTTTTAAATTCTGAACCATATACCCAAATAGAACAAGTAGAAGAAGCAGCAAATGCTTGACCACCTTGCTCATAATAAGCAACTGTAATAGTAAATGTAGGGTTAGTACCTGCAGGAGCAACAATAACAATTCCTTTGTTTGACAATCCCGTAGCATTATCATAAATCATAACTGTTTGCCCTAAACGAATTGCAATTTGGTTACCCGCTTGAATTACACCTGCTCCTGTAGAAGGAGTTGTAATAGTAAAGACAGATTGAGTAGCAGCAGCTGCAGCAGTTGCAACACAGTTTGTATACTTAGTGTGTAAACGACCTTGCTCTGCCCATTTAATCATGTCTGAGTTTGACGGCATCTCTGCTCCTACCATACGCAAGAATGAAGATACTGTACGATTACCATAACGCTCAAATTCTTTCTCATAAGTATCAGGAAGATACTGAGTTAAAAAGTTGAAGTTAGTAATGTAGTTTGTTGATAATGGAACTTGCTCCGAACTAGGAGTAAGACCAAAAGTTGGTGTTGATAATATTGACATTTTTTTTTGTTTTAGTTTTTAAATTCTTTTCATACTTCTAATTTTTAGTCCGTTTCCGGAGTCAGGGCTTAGAGACTTGACCTGTACGCCTTCGGTTCTTGAACCTGCTTCAGATACTTTACGTTCAGAC